CATTTAGAAGTGATCTGAAATGTCCAGCATGTGCAGATGCAGTAGGATATTCCTTCACAATCAACTTACCCTCTGTCTTCTTAGATAATGCTGTGATCTTATTATCAAACATCATCTTAGGTAATTGATTCAGTTGCTGTATATCACAATTTAACAGGTTGCTATCTATCCTCTCTGCAATTTTTTCTTCAGCCATCTCCAACGTGATGTACAAAACATCTTTACCCTGTAAGAGACATGAACTGGCAACGTGACACATAAAAAGAGACTTACCAACACCAGTACCTGCAAGAGCAATGTTAAGAGTTTTATTAGGAATGCCACCCTTTGTAATCTTGTTGAAGAATTCCAAGTCGAATGGAATTTTCTCCTCAGTTCTGTGGTAGAAATCGTATCTTTCTTCGTAGTCTTGTAGGTAGTCATGTCCGATATTATTATCGAAGCTAACTGCTAAGGCATCAGAAAGAATGTTAGGTATAGCACTAGGTGTTTGCTTATCATCATTACCTTCAGCGATCTTAATACTTTCCATGAGTGCAAGATAGATTGCTCTTTCTTTACACCACTTCTCTGTAGTATCTAATATCCAATCAGGGTCAGACTCTTCATCATCAATATCTCTGATGATTCCCACAATGCTTTGATGCTGTTCGTCAGATATAGTATCAATCTGACCAACTTCAATCTCTAGTGCTTCCTTAGTAGGTAAAGCTTTGTATTGCGTAAAATATTTAGATATAACACTAAACAAACTCTTCTCAAGGAAGTCAGAAAAATATTCTAACTTAAGAAACGGTAGTGTCTTACGCACATACGCTTCATTCAGAAGCAGGTTCTTCAGTATTAGCTTCTCTACCTTGTTCATTAATCGGTTCTAGTATAAGTGGGAGTGTAATAGTCACCCGTTTTCCTGATCCCATGTACACAGGTGAACTGTGCTCAATGTAGGATGGGTATATTATAACATCTCCTTTGTTAATATACAACCCACAAGCCTCTTTCCACTCGTCAATAGGAGCAGGTCGGAATGCATTGATAAATGACCTTGCTGGATGGTGAAATGTATCTGATGCTGCACCAGATTCAACGTCAACATAGTGAATGAGAGTATAATGACTTGGTAATGTATCAAATCTGTCGGTACTTTCTCCCTTCTCTAAGATCTTTAATATTATACCATTGATACCACATATATGTGTGTCGTAAACACCTATATCTGCAAGAAATTGCTCTATCAAATCACCATATACCTGACTCAAGGAAGGATCTATTTTTGGTATGGGAGTTAAAAAAGGAGAAGGTAATTCAAACCTATTCTCCTTCCATAATCCATCAGTAAAATCAACGAAATCATCGTTGTTGTCTATGTGGTACTTCCTAGATGGTACCGAAAATAAATCGTCTCTCATGTTCCGTACTTAAACTCCTGACTTGCTGCCCAATCTAATTTTTCCATTACTTCTTCAGTGAAATATTTCTCTGGATCCTTAAGAATTGCAGAAGGGTATACGCTACTATCACCAACAACGATCCTGTTTCCTTTACGTTCAAATACTCCATACTTTTCTCCTAGTTCTAATAGACCATAGTACCTATCAAGACCTCTTGAATCATAGTACAGTCTGGTATCTACACTAGCATTTTCTTTAGTCAGACGAGACTTTGCTGCCTTAGCTTTGACAATATTTCCGATGACATCTTTACCGTCTTTCTCTTTCTTTTTCGAGAGGTATATGATCGTAGAAGCAGCATACTTAAGACCGCTACCCCCACCCATTTCTTTTGTGGGAACGTAAGCACCGACAACATCATAGGTGTGATTTGTGACAAGTAGGGGTACATTGGCTTTTCCTAATTTTAGGGTGAGTATTCTGAAGATTGCTTTAACTACTTGTGCCCTAGTCATGTCACGAGTGTCTTTACCCTCGGCACTGTCTGCTAGTTCTTTAGAAGTTGAAAGCATTCCTAATGAGTCTAACACAAACATCATAGGTTTGCGATCTTCTGTCTTCTGTTGAAGATATTTGTCTAATATTGTTATCGCCTGTGTGCGAAACTCTTGTACTGTAGTGACGGGAACTAAGATCATACGATCTCCATCAATTCCACGTTCATCTATCATGTCTTTAGTGATAGCAGCTTCAGATTCAAAGTAAACTACACCTGCTTCTGGGTTCTCTTTCAGATAACTCTGAACAACACCCATACAAAAGAAGGTCTTACCAGTACCACTTTCACCTGCTAAGGCAGTGATCTTATTGCTTGGAACACCTCCATAAATTGTACCACTACAGAGAGCATTAAAAATATAAGAACCAGTGTCAACGAAAGATTCAATGTCTCCCACGCCACCTTCAGAAAGGAGACCAGCATACTCATTGTCAATCTCCTTAACTATGCTTTTTAAAAATGATGAAGTCATGCAAATAAAAATTCTAAATTAGATACTCTCTCTGTCTCCCATCCTATCACATTTGTGATCATTCGTAAAGGGTCAAGGAAAGCTTTTTTAAATTGGGCATCACGATCTATCTGCCCTTCCAGTCCTAATTCTTTCGGAAAAGTATTAAGGAACGAAAGAACATTCTCGTTGCCTAGTTTGTTTGGTCGCCTCAGGTATAGATACTTAATTTTTTCACCCTCTTGTACTAACGGATACTTGTACTGGAGTTTGTTCTTTGCGATATAAAAATTATAAAGCAAAGTTCCACGAACATGTAGAGGGGTGCCCTTTGAATACACGGTTCCTGACGCTTTGAATTTGCGTAAGCCATTGACTGACCTTGGAAATGCTATGTCCTCAGGAGGTAACGAATCGAATTCATCCTTGAAACTATCTATAAAGGTTATCAACTCCTCTTCTGTACCTGTCACCATAATCTTCAATGCTTTTTTAATAGCATTACGACATGGCATAGGTGTTGAAGACTTAACTGCCTCAAGACCCATGATCTTAAGCTTTGGTTCACTGTAACGAACACCTTCACTGTCCCATACGTTAAGAATATACCTCTTCTTAGCAGTCCATATACCACTAGATGCTATATTCTCCCTCTTCATGATCATCTTCTGATCATAAGCACTCACGTAGTCGGCCAGTTCTTCATAAGCACTTTCAATATAAGGCTCAAGTTCCATTTCACTGACCTTATTAAGGAACGTGACAACGCTTTCATCAGTTTTCTCTCTGCCCTTGTATACAGTCTCGACCAGAGGACCCATATTGAGGTAGATACTATCAGTATCACTAGCAATAACATAATCTTCTCCTTCAGTTTTCAGTACCCTATTAAGGTACTCATTCATTTTGTTCTCAATCCAACGGATGCTAAATTGCCCACCGTAAGTAATCGCCTCAGCATTAGATAAGTTGTAATATCTAAAGTACTGGTTTCCAATGGCACCATAAGCCGAATTGAGCTGGATCTTTCGAGCCATTTGGATGTTATTGAATTTACTAATATCTCTTTGTAGTTTGGCACTTGGCTGAACTTCATTATCCCGCTTCGCTTGAAGCATTTTCTTTTTATATAACGTACGTTCATCATAGATCTTCTGCATAATCTGTGGTAAGAAGCCATGGACATCCTTACGATACTGTGCACCGTTAGGTGCTACACAATACGTTCCATCTATCTCGACCTGCTTTTCGAGGAGTCGAGTAACAGTAGCGGTTGGGTGCCTTCTGTCCACGAGCGTCTCTGGTGAGATATTGTATTGCATAATGAGATGAGGATAAAGGCTATTGAGGTCAAAATTAACAACCCAATCATAGCGTCCTGGTTTCGGTTCCTTGACATAAGCCCCTTCGTACTTTTCGTTCTTGTCTGATCGTTTTGATGGTGGGACAACAATACCTTTATCCTTAAGGAAGTTATAGATGATGGTGTCCCACATCCTCACCTGATAATATACATCCCTAATGTTTACCTTAGCATCATATGCTAAAGCAATAGCAAGTTCTATCAACTTCATCTTATCCTCTAGACGAGAAACAAGTT